TCAGACATGGCGCTTTGCCTCCATGATTTCGACGCGGCGCGGGGATGCCTTGGCAAACTCTTCCGCGAGCGCCTTCATGTTGATGCTGTGCATCCGCTCGAATGTTGTTTCCCCCAAGCGGTGCTGGGTCGAATGGCATTCATGGCACAGAGAAATAGTCCAGTAGTCGTGCGGCTTTTGGCCCATGCCTGCGCCGGTCCCGATCCGCACATGAGCAACCTCGATCGCGGCGGTGGAGCCACAGGCACAGCAAGCGTGCTGACGAACGAACGTGCAATGCGCTTGCGAACGCCACCGGGTGGAGCGCTTGGCGGGTTTCGGAATCCGGCGCGGGAGCATCAGTCGAACCCCGGCACGAAATCATCGTCAGCGTCATCGAAGCCAGGAATATATCCCTCATCGCCCGACCCGTAGGGTTTGCGCTTCTCGCCCCGTTGATCACCGCCACCGGGTGCGCCGTCGAGCATCGTTAGCACCGAACCGGGGCCGCTCAGCACGACCTCAGTGCTATAACGGTCGTTACCGCTCTGATCCTGCCACTTGCGGGTGCGCAAGGTTCCTTCAACATAGACCTTCGAGCCCTTGCGAAGGAACCGTTCAGCAACGCCGATCAACCCGTCTCCGGTGATGACCACGCTATGCCATTCGGTACGCTCCTTGCGCTCACCCGAATTGCGATCCTTCCAGCTTTCCGAAGTGGCAATCCGCATGTTGCAGATGCGCCCGCCATTCTGGAATGACTTGATTTCCGGATCAGCGCCGAGATTCCCGACGATGATCACCTTGCAAACCGAACCGGCCATTATGCTGCCACCTTCTCTTCGCGGAAATGAAAGCCAGGAACGCCCGCAAGGCGATGCGCTTCAATGCGGGCGTCACGATCAGCCCAGCGCTGGATCAGTGCGTGAAACTCGTCCATGAAGGCCGAGTTCTGCTTGTAGTGGCCGTATGCCAGTGCCCAGCTATTTGGGCCTTCGACCAGTTCAGCGTGCCAGACCGAGCGCAGGCCAACAGCACGAATGCCCTGCCCTGCATCGACACGAACCTTTTCCTTCGCAACGCCATCAGCCTCACGCAGGAGCGCCTTTGCGTCGGCAAGGGCATCCTCAGCGCGATCCATGACCGCAAGGTCAGTGGTTTCCTTCGCTTCTTCCCGAAGAGCGACCGCCTCTTTGGCAGCGGCTAGAGCGGCGTCGGCGGCGGCTTTCTCCCGCGCGCTCCGCTCCTCTTCCTGTTTCGTCAGCCACGCCGTGGATAGGCGACCTGTGGCAGCAATGGCTTTCGTCAGACTTCCGTCCGGGGTGCCCTTGAGGCCCTTGGCGACATAGCGATTATTCCATGCCTGGATTTCGGCGATAGCGTCGTTGTGCGGCTTTTTCTCGGTCGCCGCGTTATCCTTCACTAGTTCGGCGGCCTGTTGCAGAGAGCGGTGAAGCTTACCTACCTCCGCAGCTTGTCCAGCGGTTTCGACCGCAACGCCATCAGCCCAATTGGTTGCCTCAGTAAGAAGATCGGAGACATGGGCGTCGATTGCCTTCCGGCCTGACACTTTCACGATCGGCTCTTCGGGAGGCTGGTTATCTCCTATCACTGCGCGGGAATTGTCATCACCCGCTGCCTCCAGCTTGGCGATATGCTCGGTAAGCGCCTTGATCTCTTCGATACGCTCAGGGCTTTCCCGGTTTAGCTTTTTCAGCGCGTTGGCGGCATGTGGGAAGGGCATGGTGGCGATAGCGACCGGCCCCTTGCTCGATAGATACATGGTCATAGCCGGTCCTTTCAGTACGGAATTTCGTCAGCCAGTTCTTCGCTGCGCTGCGGGTTACGCTGCGGCCCGCCTTGCGACCGATTGGCCTTGGCGATCCGGTCGTTCAGCGACTTCATCGCGGCGGCGAAATGAGCGGCGGGAAGGTCGGCAGCACTGCTCACATCGGAGGGTGCGAGGAATTTCACGGGATCGACGCCCGCCTCGCGCATTTTGTCCTCCAGCATCAATTCCTGCTCTGGCGTCACACGCTCAATCTTGGCCGGTGCGGACTTCCCGCCCTTAACTTCATGCGTCACCGCATCGGCGTCGTTATCGCCTTCGGTCGGGATCATGAAAATCTGCATCGTCGCGTATTTGAGCGCGGCGGACTGCGCCTTGTTCGCACTCTTGTCGCCGCTGTCCATCGCTTCCCCGATGGTGCAGGCCATCGCCTTGGAGCCGTCCTTGGCAGATACCAGGTCGAATTCGACGGTTAGAACGGTATACATCAGGAAGCCGCCCTTGGCCGTTTGGCGCTCTTCGCGGTCCATCTTGACGACGCGGGGAATGATGACGAGTTGGTTCTCGGCAATCACCTTGCCAACCGCGTTGTACACATCATCGATGCCGCGAAAGTTGTAGCCCTGCTGCTGGTTGCGGCGATCCTTGGAAATGCCTTCCTTCGCCATATGGGCTGTAACCGCAGCGATGGCCTTATAGACTTCGCTCATTGCTCTTGCTCCTCGTAAAACGGGTCTGGATCGAGCGCGCCCGCCTCATGAGCGGCGATGATCCATAAGAGGTCTGGGGTGTCGCTCATGACGCAACACTCATCGGCACCAGATCGGGCACAGCGATCAACTGCTTGGCACGTAGGTCCATCACGGCGGCGGAAAACAACTCGGCAACCGACTTGTCACGCCCGTTGGCATGCCCCATAGTATTCTCGCCATGGACATTGACGCCCATAAACTTGCCGGCCAGTCCACTGCTATACGCGTGGATGCTGATGCTGCTCAGACCGTGAATATCGCACAGGTCTTGAAGCTGCTGTTCAAGGGTGGCGACCATGCTCAAATCTCCTTGCGGCGCCCAAGCGCCATGAATGCTTCGATGCTCTCGGCCATTTTCTGGCGGACGGAAGGTCCAAAGGAACCTGCGGGGTAGCTGCGGGATGCGATGGACCGGAGGCGTTCGCGTTCCTCGATCTCGGCCTTGTAGGCGTAGACTTCATCCCATGCCTGCGCGGCTGCGTCGGAGACCAGAGAGCGGGGTTGATACGCGCTCACAGGAACATCGCCCAAGGCATCAGGAACGCGATCACCAGCGTCAGGGCGTAATGCCCCTGATCGGTGGAGAGCAGCCAGTCAGCCACCAGTGCTGCGTCATTGGTGAGGGTTCTCATGCTGCCCTCCAGTGCGTGGGCGTGTAATAGACGTGCATTCTGCCGTCCTCGAACCAGTAGAGCGGGCGCGTCTTGCCGGGTTCGCGGGTGCGCTTCATCAGCTTCTGCTCATTGCGACAGCCGTCCGCGTCATCGATCTTGGTCCAGCACGCGACGCCCTCGGGCATGGTGCTGATCGGATGCCATTCCGGCCCCTGCTTCAAATCTGTGAGAGCGTTATCCACGCTGGTTCTCCTTGGAGACTGAATTCCTCATGGCCGAGCTGGTAAGGACCAGCGCGGAGAAGAGGTCAGGCGGCGGGGATTATTCTTCGCCAAACATGAGGCGATTGCGGCGGAGCACGTCCTGGCGAATGTTTTCGCGGAACTGCGCATCACTGACTTGAGCGGTCTTCTTGACCTTCGGGCCTTTCATGAAGCCCTGCTTCATCAAATCAGCGTAGCGGCTGCTGTCCATCTTACTTCCTCCATGCCTTTCCGGCTGTGCCGGGATGCTTGGGAGCGATCCGGCTGATGGAGGGGTTATATGATTATCGTATTCTCACGTCAATACGAATTTCATATGTTATTCGTGTTTTTCTCAGGCACACAAAAAAGCCCGCCTGGTTAGGGCGGGCTGGGCGGGAGGTAAGTTCCGATCGCGGGCAAAAGAAAACCCCGCCGGGTTAGGGCAGGGTTGCGGCATTAGGGAAGGCGGAAGGTCTAGAGCAATTTGGTCGCGGCGACCGCCATGGCAGAAATTGCTGCCATAATGGCGACGTAGACCTGTAACCTAGTCGCTATCCAATCCTTTGTCGGGAGCGCATCAACCTTGGCATCAGTCACCTTCAAATCGCCTCGAAGCGTCGCGATGTCCACCGGCACACCGGAGAGCTTATCGAGGCCAGCTCGGACACCGGCCATTTCAGCTTCCAGAGTTGCAATCTTGGTGTCCATAGATGTTGTTATGGCGCTTTTCGCCTCATTCTTCAATGGCGCTCGACGCCTCGACGCGGGAGGCTCTCGCGACCATCGAGCGGCATAATCAGCCTTTTCCGAAATAAGGCTCATTCCGCACCCTCCCCTTCTTCCTCATCCGGCGTCCAGCCGACCAACTCATTGTAAAGCCCGTCCAAGCGATCGTAGTATTTTTTGACACTGTCCAACGCGCCATCGAGCGCATCCTTGTCGCCATCTCTAATTGCATGAAGGGCGACGATGATTGCTGCAAATCCGGCTGCCGTCTGAATGGCCACGCCAGCAATGTCACCGCGAGTTGCGGGCTGCGCTCGCAGTTTTGGGTCAGTAGCCATAGAAATTCCTCATATTCACCCCACCACCGAACAAAACACCGTCACCGCTGGGGTCACGGCGTAGCAGGACAACCCTTCACCAGTGCGTCAGCCAGTTCAAAGTCACGCTTTTCGAGTGCCTCGTTCCAGCGCTTACGGCAGCGCACCCAGATCTCGGTCATTTCAGCCTTAGCGTTACCTTGCTGCTGTTGCGCAGCCGCCTGACGCCCAGCCTGGTAAGCGCTCATCGGGCTAGGTTGCGGTTGTTGAAGCAGTTTCCAATCTGGACCGGCGTTCTGCTGCGTATCGCAATTCACCGTATTGCCAATTGTGGTGCAGGTAGTCCGTTGAGCATCTGCGGCAGTGGCAATTCCGATTAATAAAATTCCTATAAAATACCGCAATTTACTCCCCCTGTCGCAAGTTATACACACGTAATCTCAGATAGGACATTTCCTACAGGCCGCGATTCGCATAAAGAACGAATCAAGAACAACGGAGAGCCTGCTGGTGGCTATCAAGCGCGTGCGATTGCCGAACCCGGAATGCGAGCAGGGATGCAACCCGTGCTTTCTGGACTGCTCTATGTGCCGCATGGTCATTGCTGCAAGGCTGAGAGAAATCGAGACACTGCATCGTGAGAAGCCAGCGCCAAACTCCGTGTTGATGCCTCATTGGCGGAAAGAGATTGCAGACGCTCAAGCCCATATATCAAAGCTTGAGATAAGGCTTTTGCAGATTTCTCCGACATCTCATCAGGGGCCAGCGGCAAGAGCGCGTTCAGGATCGAGGCTATCCCGTCCTCATTGAGAGGCGGCAGGCCAGCGTCCAGATTGAAAGCACGCACCAGCTTAACGCCTTCATCGTAGCTTAGCTCGCGGGTTTTCCCGGTCCTCTTCACCGGATTGTAAAGCGCGCTGACGTTCGGTTGAGCAACGCCCAGCACCTTTGCTATTTCGCCCTGCTTCACTCCCTGGGCTTTCAGGGCGGCCAAAATTTCCTCTGACGAATCCATGTCGCAGAGGTGCGCGCACGACATCACCGCGTCCAATGCGAAGGTCGTATTTACGCTTGCCTGATCTATACGAATATCATATATCGATGTCATGCAGACCGTGGCTCAGATATTCGAGAAGCTTGGTGGCCATGCCGCCGTAGCTGAAAAGACCGGCATCCCGCTCACGACCGTGCACAGTTGGAAGCGGGCCAACTTCATTCCTGAATGGAGGCGACCCGCTGTGCTGGCCGTCGCGAAGAAGGTGAAGGCGGAGATTTCCTCTTCTGACTTTCCGTCGCGCCCCGCCAAGCAGGGACAGGCGGCATGACCGCCCCCTCCCCCCTCACCGAATTGCAGGCGCTTGGTCAGGCGTTTGACGCCGACCCCGTAGCCGATTTTATCCGCAAGGTTGCTAACGCCGCCGAAGCGATTGGTCTTCAGGCTGGCGTCGGCGGCATGGAAACCGCTGGCGGTATCATCAGCTATCTCGCAGCGCATCCTGAGCAGATTGCCGCGTTCAGCAAGAACGGCAGCGTGTTCGACCTGCCTGACGACTGGTTCAGCAGCGGATGCCTGACTTGGCATGCGGAGAACGGCAAGGTCGTCCACCCTTCCGAAGCAAGGGCCGCCCGTGAAGCAAAGCGCGCCGCCGCTGGCGTCGTGCCTGCGCGGGAGGGGTAGATGCGCGCCCTTATCGGATATTCCTGCTGCCCGCTCACCCGCATCGCTTTTGCGCGTCAGGGGATTGAGGCGTGGACCTGCGACCTCCTGCCCGCCCGTGACGGGTCGAACCGTCATTTCCAGTGCGATGTGTGGGAAGTGGCCAGCGACCGTTGGGATATGGCGATCTTTCATCCGATGTGCACCTACCTCACGGTAAGCGCGGCCTGGGCTTTCAACGATCCCGATTTTGCCCGTTATCCCGGTGTCGGATACCATCAGAAGGTGAAGCCTGGTACTTTGGTCGGCGCGGCCCGTGAAGCGGCCCGTGAAGAGGCAATCGAGAATTTCCGGCGCCTGCTGGCCCTGCCATACCCCAAGGCCATCGAGAACCCTGCCGCGTCGTTCCTCTGCAAGGCTATCCGCCCTGCGGACCAGATTGTTCAGCCCTATGAGTTCGGTGACGACGCCAGCAAAGCAACCGGCTTGTGGCTCGACCGTCTGCCGAAGCTCGTGCTGGGCAACTGCCTGCCCGGTCGCATGGTGCACGGTCGCGAACGCTGGTCCACAAAGGTTCGCGGCGCTGACTTCGGCGGCTGCGGCTTCCACTGCAATGCGGAGGCCTGACAGCACATGCAAAGCAGCCTCCCCTATCGTCTGGGCACCACGCCTTTCCTCATAACCGAGGTTGAGGGCTGCACGGTGCTGGAACAGCTTCAATTCATCGATTTCCGTGGGGCCAACGGGTCGCACACCACGGAGGGTGCCGGGGTAGCTAATCCCCCTTTCTGCCCCGGCACTCATCGTTTCGAACATCAACTTCATGCTGCGTCTGCTAACGGAGAGGCATCACACGATCATGCGAGATAACAACGAGATTGTGCGGCAACGGCAATCCGCCATTCGCCGCGAACTGGACCGTCGGGGAATCGCTCTCAAAGCAGTGAGTTTTGACAGTGGCCTGAGCTATTCGACGCTGCTGAGCTACCTCCCTCAGGAAGGTGGCGACAAGCCCGCGATGATGCCCATGTCAGCGGTTTATGCGCTGGCGGAAAGCCGGGCCATCCCTGACGATCTTCTTTCGCTCCTGCTGCCTGCCGGATGCATGATCGTCCGCGCACCCGAAGAAATAGACCATGACGAGATCGAAGGGGCCTGCCGGGATTATCTCGCGACCAAGGGTAAAGCGCATCATCCGGAATCCGAAGCCGGCCGCGAGATCGGCCCGACCGAAGCCGCCGAACTGACCAAGCGCGCTGCCGTGCTGAAGGCGGTGGCATAATGGACATGCAATCCGCCATTGACCCGACAAACGCGGGGACTCTTGATTGCTGCTCATCATGCAGCAGGCCATTCCCGCGCCGTCGTCGCAATCCCAAGACAGGCCTTTGCCGTCATTGCTGGTCGGTAAAAGCCCTACTCACCCGCAAGGTGGCGAGGAAGGCGGCATGACCGAACTCCACCTCCGCCGCGCCATGTGCCTTACCCCTCACGCCTTCGACATCGTGCGCAAGGCTTGGAGGCGCGACATGCGCAGGGTCGCGATCAAGCGGGACGCGCGGGGGAGGTTCTGCCGGTGAACCGCAGCATCAAGGCTCTTGGCCGCCTCAAGGTTGGCGCGCAGAACAAGACGGAAGCTTCTTATGAGGCCACCATTTTGCGCCCTGCCATGCTGTCCGGAGAGGTAGCATGGTATCGCTTCGAAGGCCTGAAACTGCGCCTGGCTGACAACACGTTCTACACGCCAGATTATGCCGTGATGCAGGCCGATGGCTCCATGGAATGCCATGAGGTCAAGGGCTTCTGGACCGACGACGCTCGCGTAAAAATCAAGGTCGCCGCAGACCAATATCCATTTCGTTTTATCGCTGTGAAGGCCCGTCCAAAAGCAAAGGGCGGCGGCTGGGATCGGGAGGTGTTCGAGTGACTATCTTCACCCTCGACAACGCCTCCAAGGCCACAGGCATCCCGATTGCCGATCTGCGCGGCCCAATCCGCACCCGGCATATCTGCTGGACCCGCTATGCGATCATGGAGGCCATGCGCCAGCGCGGAATGTCGACGCCCGCCATCGGTCGCCTGTTCCACCGCGACCACAGCACCATCGTATCGGCCCTGCGCCAAGCTGAAAAGCTGCGCGGTAACCCGGCATTCGAGAATATCAGGAGCGCTATCGCGTGAGCTTCGACGCGCTATCTTGGGCGGCTAAGCAGAAGCCCGGCAATCTGGCCGCCAAGATGGTGCTTCTGGCATTGGCTAACTATGCCAACGACGCCGGGGAAGCGTACCCGTCCACCGCCGCGATCGCTGAGTTTGGCGACATGAACCACAAGACGGCCACGGTTGCGCTGGACCGCTTGGAGGTGCTCGGCCTGATATCAGACACGGGACGCAAATCCGGGCGATCGGGTCAGATCAAGGTCTATCGCCTCAATATGGACCCCATCAAACGCGGGTATCGCGAAGCAGTCCCAGGGCAGTATTACTACACATACATGCTCACAAATCCCGAAACGGGCGAGTATTACATCGGCCAACGGTCATGCGGGTGCCTGCCTGAGAATGACCGTTACATGGGATCTGGCCTTTGGCCGAAGAGGATGGCGGCGGAAGGCGCCTACCTGACCAAGACAATCCTTGAAACATACCCTAATCCCGATGCCTGCTCGGCTGCTGAGCGCGCATTTATCGAGGAAGCGGCAGACGATAATCTGTGCCGCAACGTAGGGTTAAAGACCCCCAAAAACACCCCCCCTAATTTGGACGGCTTAATTAAGACCCCCAAATTTTCTAGCAAAGCCACCCAAAAACGGGTGGTTGAAGCCACCCAAAAACGGGTGACGGATACAGTAAGGGAACCAGTTAAGGAACCAGTCAATGACGATGCTAACGCATCGGAGGCTCCCCGTGCTGAATTTGATGAAGGTTCAGCGCAGAAGCTAAAGCCCGAACATGTCGTGGAAGCATGGAACGACTTGGCTATCCGGATCGGGCGACCAAAGATCAGGGCGCTAACCCCTGAACGCCGCCAAGCCGTGAAGGCGAGGATTAACGGCTACAGCGTTGATGATTTCCAAGAGGTGCTGACGAATATCGAGCGCTCCCCCTTCCTGAGCGGGGAGAAGGGCCGGTTCTGCACCTTCGACTGGATCACCAAAAAAGCCAATTTCCAGAAAATCCTTGAAGGGAATTACAACTCATGAGCGCCAATCCGCTTAAGCGCAATGCCGCGCCCGCCCCTTCCGCCGCTGATGAAGATCGCGTTGCAGTCGGTCAGCGCGTTGCAGCGTCCTACAACGCCCGCCTCCAGGGCGAGGGCAAGGCGCTGCGGTGGGTCTACAACGAGAAGGCGGACACGATGCATCTCGTCCCGCTGGAGGAATTCCGGCGCCGTGATGAACCGCGCTGCACGCCCGATGAAGCTCGTGACATCCGTGACCGGAACCGGAGGGCCGCATGACGCAGCGGAGCCATCCGGAACTTGATTGCCTGTGCGGAGCGCGTGAGCCGGACACCGGTCAACTGGTCCCGATCCGGTGCTGGAATTGTGGCAGCAACACCATGGGCCAGTTCACGCGACGCGCTGGGGGAAAGCCTTAATGGAACATGTCACGGGCGTCGCCATCATCGCACTCACACTCATCTCGGTCGCAGCGGGGGCAATTGGAAAATGACGGAACTGACGGAAAACGAACGGATCATCTACGACGCGCTGGTGATGGCGGCGAACGACTCCGCGCCCTGCCCCGGCAACGATGCGTTGAATGAAATGATCGGGTCCGGCAACGACAGCGAAGCCCCTCGCCTGCTCGGTCGGCTGGAGGTGAAGGGCTATATCGAGCGTGAGGTTTTCCAGCGCTCGCGCCGGGTCGGCATCAAAGCGACGGGGAAATGGACGGCGCTGCCGCTCAACACGGCCCCGCACTGGCGCAACCGGCCCAAGGATGTTCCGACGCCCGCCCCGACTGTGGTGAAGACCCGGCGGCCTGACATTGCGGCGGAGATTTTCACCGAGGCGGCCCGGCTTGGAAAGCCTGCGGTGGAGTATCTGGCGGATCTGGTTTTTGTGGGCTGGGAGATTGAAAAGAGCCGTGGCTAAGCTGGACGGAAAGCAGGCGCGCTTCGTCGAAGAATATCTCGTCGACCTCAACGCCACCGCTGCCTATCGGCGTGCGGGCTATACGGCGAAGGGGAATTCGGCCGAGGTCAATGCGTCGCGCCTGCTCAGAAATGCTAAGGTTCGCCGGGCTATCGAGGCTGCACAGCAGGCGCTGAGCGAGCGCGTGCAGATCACGCAAGAGATGGTCCTGCGTCGGTGGTGGGAGATCGCCACGGCTGATCCGAACGAGCTGATCCAGTTCCGCCGCACCTGCTGCCGGCACTGCCATGGCGAGGATTTCGGCTATCAGTGGGTCGATGCCGCTGAGTTCCGCAAGGCGCTGGCCGCTGCTGCAATGGTTGAGGATGCCAAGCCCTCCGACATGCCCATCGATGAGGGCGGCTATGGCTTCGACAAGAAGGCAGATCCGCACCCGGATTGCCCGAAATGCGGCGGCGAAGGGCGCGAGGACATCCATGCGCTCGACACCCGGCACCTGACCGGCCCTGCCCGCCTGCTCTATGCCGGCGCGAAGATCACGAAGGACGGGTTCGAGATCAAGCTTAAGGATCAGGACAAGGCGCTGGAGAACGTCGCGCGCCACCTCGGCATGTTCAAGGACAAGGTCGAGCACGACATCACCGACGATCTCGCCGCCGCCATCATCGCGGGCAATGCCAGGGTGAACCATGGCGGCAAGTGACCGCCTCGCCCTCGCCCAGCGTATCGGCGAGTTCCGCTTCTCCCCGCTCGATCATGCCCGGTTCGCCTATCCGTGGGAAACTGAGGCGCTGCCAGCCACTGGCCCGCGCACCTGGCAGCAGGAAACCTTTCTCCAGATCGAGGAGCATCTTTCCAATCCCGCCACCCGGCACACGCCCTGCCGCATCGGGGTCGCATCGGGCCACGGCATCGGGAAATCCGCCGGCATCTCCATGATCAACAAATGGGCGCTCGATACCTGTGTCGACACCCGCATCGTCATCACCGCCAATACCGAGGGGCAGCTGCTGACGAAGACAGGACCGGAACTGGCGAAGTGGGCGCAGTTGGCGGTCACCGACGACTGGTTCAAGGTCAACGCTACCAGTATCGTGTCGACAATGGGCGACCGCTCGAAGTCGTGGCGCACCGATCTCGTGACCTGGTCGGCGAACAATACGGAGGCGTTCGCGGGCCTGCACAACCAGGGCAAGCGCATCGTCCTGATCTTCGACGAGGCGTCCGGTATCATCAACAAGGTCTGGGAGGTTGCGCTGGGCGCGCTGACAGACGAGGGCACCGAGATCCTGTGGCTCGCCTTCGGCAACCCGACGCTCAACACCGGCGCCTTCCGCGACTGCTACGGCAAGAGCCGGAACCTGTGGAAAACGCGGCAGATCGACAGCCGCACGGTCGAGGGTACGAACAAGGCCTATCTGCAAGAGCTGGTCGACACCTACGGCATAGACAGCGACATCGTGAAGGTCCGCGTCCTAGGGCAATTCCCCTCAGCGTCGTCGATGCAGTTCATCGGTATGGATCTGGTCGAGGCGGCACAGGCGCGCGTCGTCAATTCCATCGGCTCCGATCCGCTGATTTACGGCGTCGACATCGCCCGCTTCGGTGATGACCACAGCACGCTCGCCAAGCGTTGCGGCCGAGATGCGAAGACCCGACCGTGGAAGCGCTGGTATGGCGCCGACACCATGACGGTCGCGGGCGACATCGCCCTGGAAGCGCAGCAGGAGCATCCCGACGCGATATTCGTGGACGTCGGCGCGATGGGTGCGGGCGTGATCGATCGCCTGCGCCAGCTGTTGCCCGAGATGAACGTCTTCGAGGTCAACTTCGGCGGCAAGGGGCGCGATGCGGTATGGGCGAACAACGTCCGGGTGAAGACTGCGAACAAGCGCGCGGAAATGTGGACATCGATGCGGACATGGCTGGAGCATGGGGCAATCCCTGAGGATCAGACGGTCGCCGACGATCTGACCGGCCCGGAATATAGCTTCGACGCCGACCAGCGGATCGCGTTGGAGAAGAAGGATCACATGAAGAAGCGTGGGATTGCATCGCCAGATGATGCTGATGCGCTGGCCTGCACCTTTGCGGAGCCGGTTGCCCCGCGTTCTGTGCCGGGATACCTTGATCCAGCGAATTATGGGCGCTCGCGCAGCGGCGACCGATATGCGGAGTTAGATTGATGGCATGGGGACCGTTTAGCGCTGAGGCTGTGGAGCTGGATGGCGTGCTACGGAGCCTGCACGCCGCAGGCCGAACGAGCGAAGCTGTAGATGCGATTAAGGCGGCGCTGGACAAGGCCCACCGCGCCGGGCCGAGCAACACCACCTATGGGGCTTTCGAAGAGCAGTTGAGCGGCAAGCCGCCCGTCGATTCAACCGAATAGCGCCGCGCCATATCCCTGCTTCCGCAATCCAGCGGGAGACAGGCCATTTGCACCTCAGTTCCGGACACGCCGACCATGCCGGAGCGCCAGTCGGTAAAGCTGCCCGACGAGGGCGCCGATCCCGTTGCGGACCGTGACGCGCGCCGCCGCCGCAAGGCGATGATCTCGGGCATGATCACCGGCCCGAACGGCGCGCTCGGTACCGCCAACACTTCCGCCGCCTCGAACACGCTCGGCTGATGGCCTCGATCCGCCAGGACTGCGAGACCCGGCTTCAGGGCATGAAGTCCATCCGTCAGGATTACGAGCCGGAATGGAAGGAGATCGCGCGCTTCTGCCAGCCTGCCCGGTCCCGCTTCCTCAACAGCGACACGAACAAGACGGCCCGTCGCGCGCGCAATGCCAAGCTCTACGACGAATATGCGATCGCCAGCTATCGGACCCTCGCCAATGGCATGACGTCCGGCCTGTCCTCGCCGTCGCGTCCGTGGAAGAAGCTCTCCACCTATGACGACGGTCTGATGGACGAGCCGGAGGTGCGCTTCTGGCTGTCCGAGGTCGACCGGCGCATGGACGCCTTCTTCGCCCAGACCAACTTCTATGGCGCGGCGAAGACCGGCTATCATGAACTCGGCCTGTTCGGCACCGAAGCCTGCGTCATGGTCGAGCATCGCACGCTCGGCATGGTGTGCCATGCGCTGACCGCCGGCGAATATTGGATCGCCATGTCGGACGCCATGGTAGCGGACACGCTGTATCGCCGCTGCCCGATGACAGTGCGCCAGACAGTGCAGTCGTTCGGTGACAAGGTCAGCAGCACGGTACGCTCGATGTATGACCGCTCGGATTACGAGGAGATCGTCGAGGTCTTCCAGGCGATCGAGCCCAACCCTGACTGGAAGCCGGGCGATCCGTTCTCGCGCCAGTTCCGTTCCGTCTATTGGGACGAGAAGGACAGCCGCGATAAGGTGCTGCGCGTCTCCGGTTACCACGACCAGTCGTTCTACGCGCCGCGCTGGGATCTGACCGGTTCCGACACCTACGGCTATTCCCCGGCGATGGAGGGGCTTGCCTCGATCCGCGAGCTGCAAATGCAGAACAAGCGGGAAAACGAGGTCATCGACCAGCTGGTGAAGCCCGAGAAGGTGACCAAGCCGGGCCTGAAGCTGACCGGCCAGCCCGGCAACATCGTCTCGGCCGCTGACATCGACAAGGACTCGGTGATGGTTCCGTATCAGATGCCCTACCAGGCGGTGGAGGCTATCGCGTCCAAGATCGACCGCCTCTATCGCAAGATCGATACAACCTCCTTCGCCGACCTGTTCATGGCGATCACCAACATGCAGGGCATCCAACCTCGCAACATCGAGGAGATCGCGGCGCGCAACGAGGAGAAGCTGACCCAGCTTGGCCCGACCATCGAGCGCGTGAACAATGAGAAACTGAGCGTCGCCATCGATCGCGTCTTCGGTATCATGATGCGCGGCGGAATGCTGCCGCCGGTGCCGGAACCGATGCGCGAGACCGAGATCAAGGTCGAGTTCGTCTCGATCCTGACGCAGATGCAGCGCATGGTCGGTCTCGGCCAGATCGAGCGCACCGCGTCCTTCGTCGGCAACCTGGCGGGCGCATTCCCCGAGGCCGCCGACAAACTCAACACCGACGAGATGATCGACGAATATGCGGAGCGCGCCGGCACGCCGCCCAAACTGATCCGCACCGCCGAAGAGGTCGGCAAGCTCCGCCAACAGCGCGCCCAGCAGGCCAACGCTGCGAAGGCGGCGGAGATGATGCCCGCCATCCAGCAGGGCGCGGACGCAGCTCGCCTGCTCTCCGAGACCGACGTCAACGGCCAGCCCATGCTCGATACGCTGCTTGGTGGCGCATGAGCCGGTATTTCGTCCGCCCTGAGCGCATCAGCATGAGCATCGTCCACTCGCAGGATGATTGGGAGCCGGTCGGTAACGCCTGGCACATCCCCACCGTGGCTGATCATGAGGCGGCAGATACCGGCCTTGTCGACATCAACGGCAATCCGATCATGCGCGCGCCGAACCCCATGGGCTTCGGCCGGGACGGTGAATGGTGAGCCAGCAAGAGCAGGACATGGCCGCCCTGATGGCCCTCCCCGCCTTCCGTCGCTTTCTGTGGCGGTCGATTCAATCGAGCGGAATTCTGGCGCAAGGAACGAGCGGGGCTGATGGCCGCGATCTCTCATTTGCAGAGGGGCGCCGCAGCCAAATGTTCGCAATCCTCAGCGACGTCGAAGCCGGCCAGCCCGCCGCGCTTCGCCATCCCCACAACATCATGACGCTGATCGCGGTGCTTCGTGAGGAAGCGAACCCAGCCCCGAAGGAGAAGAAGAGTGGCAATGCGCGGTACGATGAAATTGCGGAATAGGCTGATGCTCTCGGCGATGACGCCGATGGAGCGTCGCGCCGGTCGCTTTATGCGTGCGCCGGATCACCCGACCGGTGATCCCGCTCCTGCGCCTGCCGCTGATCCTGCTCCGGTTGATCCCGTCGCTGATCCGGCCCCGGCGGCCGATCCTGCGCCTGCCGATCCCGCCGCCCCGCCCGCTGATGATGCGGACGATGATGATGGCACGGCGCTCGGTGGCAAAAAGAAGGAAGAGACCGCCGACCCCGACGCGCCCAAAGAACCTGAAGCCCCGCAGGTGCCGGAGGCCTACGAGCTGACCGCGCTGGAAGGCATGACGATCGATCCGGCCCTGCTCGAAGAGGCTACCCCGATCTTCAAGGAAGCGGGTCTGACCAACGATCAGGCCAACGCCATTCTGCCAGTCGCCAAGAGCCTGATGGAGAAGACGCAGAACGCGACGGTCCAGAGCATGATCGACGCCGGCAACCAGCAGCGCAAAGTCTGGCTGGATGCCGCGAAGGCCGACGAGCAGATCGGCGGAAACAAGTGGGATGCCAGCCTCGACAGCGCTGGACGCGCTCTCGATGCGCTGGGACATCCCGAGGGCTCCGAATTCCGGAACGCCCTCAACGAGACCGGCTTCGGCAACCACCCCGAAATGATCCGCATCTTCGCGAAGATCGGCTCGATGGTTGGCGAGGATGGTGATTTCGTCCGTGCCGATGCGGGGGCGAAGGTCAACGTGCCGCTCGAAAAGCGGCTGTATCCCAATGATTAAGGAGTGAAGATATGGCCATTTTGGGCAACACGTATCTGCAACTGATCGATATGATGAAGCGTGCCGACGAGCCGCTCTATGGCATCGTCGAGGCGCTTGCTCGTCTCAATCCGTTCATGAAGGACGCCAACGTCCTGACCTGCAACCAGGGGACCAAGCACAAGTCCCTGATCCGTACCGGCCTGCCGGCTGTGTCCTGGGGGGCGCTCTATCAGGGCATCGCGCAGGGCAAGTCGACCACCGCCGAAGTGGAAGACACGACCGGCTTTGTCGAAGGCCTGTCGCCTGTCGACGAGCGCCTGCTGGCTCTTTATGGCGACAAGGCCGCAGCGGTCCGCATGTCGGAGGCCAACGCCTTCTTCGAGGCAATCTCGCAGGCCGTCGAAAGCGCGATCTGGTATTCCAACGTGAATATCAACGGTAAGCAGTTCCATGGTCTGGCACCGCGCTACAACTCGCTGTCGAACCCGAATGTCGTCAATGGCGGCGGCTCCGGTTCCGATAACACGTCGATCTGGATCGTCACCCATGGCGACCAGCAGACCAGCGTGCTTGTGCCGGAGAACATCAAGGCCGGTATCCAGCGCGAGGACATGGGCCGCCAGCGTGTTCTGGATGGGAACGGCAACCCCTTCTATGTGAAGGAGGAGAAGTTCAGCCAGCACCTTGGCATCGGCGTGAAGGACTGGCGCTATAACGCCCGCGTCCCCAACATCGATGTCTCCGACGTCATCTCTGGGACCACGAAGGTCAACCCGCTGCTGCGCAAGGCCTATTACCGCCTCCAGGGCCGCCGTTCCTATCAGATCGACATGCCGGGCCAGTTCAACCCCGGCAACACCGTGATCTATATGAACAAGACGCTGCTGGAAGCGCTGGATGCCGAGGGCACCAATGCAGCCGGCACCGACAACTTCGTCCGGCTGAAGCCGATGGAGATCCAGGGCGAGGAAGTCCAGTCGTGGCGGGGTATCCCGATCCGCGAGACGGACGCCCTCCTCAACACCGAATCCCTCGTTGCATAAGGAGGTATCCCGATGATTTTCGACAACACGCTGCTGTTCAGCGATGCGCAGGCGATCACGGCGGATGCCGGTTCGACCAACACCATCGACCTGGGCGCCACCGGCACGCCGTTCGGCGCATCGGCCGCCCTCGTCCGCGACATCGGCAAGGGGTGCAAAATCCCCCTGTCGATCTCCGTGGTCGAGGCGTTCAACAACCTGACCAGCATCGAAATTTCGTTGCAGGTCGACGATAACAGCGGCTTCGCGTCTCCCAAGACGGCCGCCCGCTCCGCTGTCATCGTGCTTGCTGACCTGACGGCCGGCAAGCAGATCGACTTCCCGGACTACATCCCGCAGGGCGCGAACGAGCGCTATCTGCGTCTGTATTACGACATCACTGGCACTGCCCCGACCACCGGCAAGATCACCGCCGGCGTCGTGGCGTCGCGTCAGACCAACTTCGTAGGAGGTCAGTAATGGCTGAGTTGAAGACCTACCGCGCCCGCGAGCGCGGCTATATCGACGATCGTATGATCGAGGAGGGGGAAACCTTCACGACTGCCGCGCCCAAGGGGCGTTGGATGGCCCTGCTCGACAAGGACGGCAATGAGGTGGAAGACCCCGAGCCGGAACCGGAAAAGGATCGTGCGGAGGAAGTCGCCGAGCAGGCGCAGGCCTATATCGACGATCTGAAGGACATGTCGGAGGAGCTGGAAACGACCCTTGCCCGCGCAGAGGGTGCCGAAAAGGCACGCGACGATGCACGGGCGGAAGCTGACCAGCTGAAGGCCGACCTTTCCACCGCGCAGGCCGAGGTTGCTGATCTGAAGGCGAAGATCGCTGCCCTCGACCATGACGGCAACGGCCAGCCGGGCGGCTCCGCCAAGACGGCGGCGAAGAAGTAACAGGGGTGGCGGGGGGCTTCGGCTCCCCGCCTGCTATCCATGCCCAACTATCAGGCCCGCACTCCCCAGCACGGCACCCCCATGCGCTTGCCGCAGCGGACGGGCCAGCCGCCGCAGAATGATTTCCGTGTCGGCGAGGTTCGGAACGCCCCCGTCGTAGCACTCGCGCTCAGCGATGTGATGGATGCGGATCGCCTGCTCGATGACAGTGCAGAGATCGATTTCGTGGACGGCGGCCCCAAGGCTAGCCTGTCCTTCACCCTCAAAACGACCGGCATCGCGCCCGCGACCTATGGCGCTGCGCTGAAGATCCCGGTTATCACCTTTGACGCCAAGGGTCGGGCAACGCTCGCCTCCGAAGTCAGCCTGGGCACCGCTGCCGCGCTTGACAGCGACAATGATTCTGCGTTGACCGCGAACAGTGCTGCCCGCCTCGCCACTCAGTTCGCGGTGAAGGCGTACATCGACGGCCGGGTGACCGGGGTCATGACGTTCAAGGGCGACATCGACTGTTCCGCCAATCCGAATTATCCGGCCGGGACCAAGGGCGAAAGCTATGTCGCGTCCGTGGGTGGCAAGATCGGCGGCGCGTCGGGCAAGGCGGTTGATGCCGGCGACCTGATCATCTGCCGCGCCACCAATGCTGGGGGAACAGAGGCAGCGGTCGGGGCCTCGTGGTTCGTGCTGGAGCACAATCTCGCCGGCGCTCTGCTGGCTGCCAATAATCTCGCCGACGTCACCAATCCCGCGACGGCGCGGGGCAACCTCGGCCTTGCCATCGGCTCCGATGTGCAAGCTTACGACACTGATCTCGCCGCCATCGCAGCCCTTGCTACCACGGCATTCGGCCGCGCCTTCCTGGCGCTTGCCGACCAGGCGTCGGCATTGACCCATATCGGTGCAGCTGCGGCCAGTAACTTCGCAACAGGAACATGGGTGCCTGTTGTAACTGCCGCGTCTGGGGCGCTGACTAGCTATACCGCCAGCGGGATATACACCCGGATCGGCCGAGTGATCATCGCCACCGTGTCGATCGACATTTCCAACAACGGCAGCGGCGCGGTCGCGTTGAATGTATCCCTGCCCGTGGCGAACAACCCTGTCATCGCCTATTATGGTCAGGGCCGTGAAGGCACCCTGACAGGGAACATGCTGCAAGCCGGAGTCGATCCTAGTGGCACATCGGCCCTCGTCTTGACCTACGGCAATGGCTATCCTGGCGGCACCGGTGCCCGCCCTTCCTTCACCATCATCTATTCGGTCTGACGCCTGCCGTCGATTCAAGCGCGGGCATGGCCGACATAAACAGGCGCCATGGCATCACAGCTGGGCATCTGCAACGAGGCGCTGTCGGAGATCGCGGCCGACCCGATCAATTCGATCGAGGAGGCGTCATCCAGCGCCTTCTACTGCCGGATGCATTACGCTACCGTATTGGAAGAATTGCTCGGCTGGACCGATTGGGATTGGGCGATCCGGCGCGTCACGCTTGCCCTGCGGGCCAACGACCGTCTCGGCGAATGGCTTTACCGCTATGCCAAGCCCGCGGACATGGCCGAAGCCATCCGTGTCCTGCCTACCGTGACCGAGCAGGTCGCCAGTCTTCCCATCGTCGGCCCCTACCCCTTCCCCGCCTGGGACGCGCTCGGCAAACTGCCCTTCGCAATCGCTGATGGCTCGATCTACACCAACGTCTTTGACGGCATCCTCGAATATCAGGTCAACTCCGTCGATCCCGCCGCAATCGATCGCTTCGCCTCCCGCGCCGCCTCGCTCGAGCTGGCATCACGCCTCGCCATGCCGCTCAAGAAAAGCCGGGATCTGAAGGGCGACATGATCAAGCAGGCTGAACTGGCGAAGCAGCGCGCGATTGCTGAAAGCGAGAACCGATCGCCGCGCATTCAGACCGATTATGTCAGCACGGTCGAATATGCCCGAATGGGATGTATGAACGATGAGCTATAGGCTCAGCCAAGCCAATTTCGCCAAGGGAGAAATCGCGCCGGACCTCTATGGCCGGTTCGATGTCGATGCCTATTCGACCGCCGTGCGCAAGGCGCGCAACGTCTTCGTCCTGAAATATGGCGGCCTGATGAAGCGGCCCGGCACCCGCTATGTCGGCGAAGTGCTGGACGCAACCCGTCCGGTTCGGCTGATCCCCTTCCAGTTCTCGATCGAGCAGGCTTATGCACTGGAAATGGGGCATGGTTACATGCGCGTCGCAGCGGCTGGCGGCATGGTGCTGAACCAGGAACTGCTGATCACCGGCATCAGCAATGAGGCGCAGGCCAAGGTCACGGCGGCCTTTCACGGCTATTCGGTCGGCAACATCGTCTTCCTGTCGGGCGTAGACGGCGATCTCGGCGAGGAGTTGAACTATCGCTTCTTCCGCGTCGAGGCGGTGGTTGATAACGATAATTTCCGCATTGGGGTCGACACATCAGGAATGCCCGCCTTCTCTGGGGCGGCCGGCGGCATTGCGCGCACTGAGGCGCCGGCCCCGGATCCTGTTGATCCGGTGATCCCTGCTCCAGTCGATCCGCCGTCGCCGCCTTCAACCGGGGGTGGCAGCTAATGGGCGTTTCCCGCATCTTCCGCGTCGGCACCTCCTATAATGGCGTCGAACTGGCCGAGCTTGATTTCGAGCAGCAAACCGACACCATGTACCTCGCTCATCTCGACCACCCGGTCGGCAAGCTGACGCGCTCGGCACATGACCATTGGACCTTTTCGAGCGTAGCGATCGGTCCCAAGATCGATCCTCCAACAGGCGTAACCATCGATGTAGTTACGCCCAATGTGGATGCAGAAAATGGCGGCAATGCGTATTTCCCACAGAATAACCGGTATTGCGTTACGTCGGTGGATGCCGATGGATTCGAGAGCCGCGCGACACCAGGTGACATCACGGCTCTTAATGACCTCTCGCTGAAGCGGAATTTCAATTACATCCAGTGGGAGGCCGCGCCAGGGGCAGTAAGTTACAAGGTCTATAAGGCCACCAATAGTTCGTTTTTTGGATATATCGGAAGCACTAAGGTTCTCGAGTTCAACGACGATAATATCGGTCCTGATCTTAGTACTGCGCCACCAGAAGCCTATAATCCCTTCGCGACGGTGGGCGATTATCCATCCACGGTGACCTTCTTCGAGCAACGCCTGTTCCTCGGTCGCACCCGCAACAGTCCGAACGGGATATGGGGGAGCCGGTCAGCAGAGTTCGAGAATTTCGACCAGTCGATCCCTCTCCGGGCCGATGACAGCATCGCCATCGCGGCGAACGCAGGCCGGGTGAACGCGATTAATCAGCTCGTCGCTACGACCAGTCTTCTCGCACTGGCCTCGGACAATCTGTTCCGCATCGATAGCGGCGGCGATGGGGATTATCTGACTGCCACCCCCCCGACCAATCCGCGGCGCATGATTGGGCGCGGCTCCTCGCGCCTCAACCCGCTCGTGGTCGATAATGTTGTCTTCTACACACCTTCGGTCGGTACCGGCGTTCGCTCGATCAATTACAAGTTCGAGATCGATGGGCTGGCCTCGGACGACGTGTCGATCTTCTCCCCGCATTTCTTCGAGGGAATGGGCATCGTGTCGTGGTGCTATGCGCAGGAGCCGAGATCACTGATCTGGGCGGTTCGGTCCGATGGCAAGTTGCTCGCTTTCACCTGGGAGCAGGCGCAACAGGTCTGGGGCTGGACGCTATGCGAGACCGATGGTTTCGTCCTTTCCTGCTGCTCTGTCCCAGAAAATGGCGAGGATCGGGTCTATCTGATCGTCCGGCGGACGATCGCTGGCATCGAGCGGACGTTCATCGAGCGCATGGCGTCTACGCGCTGGCAAGCGGTCGAGGACTGCTGCTATCTCGATTGCGCCGTCTCCTTCTCCTATGACGATCCGCGCGCCACCTTCCGCAACCTCTGGCACCTGGAGGGTCGCGAAGTCTGGGGATTGGTTGATGGCTTCGTCGTCAAAGGTCTGACGGTCGAGAACGGCGCGGTCACGCTACCTCCGTCCGCCGGCACCGCCAGCAAGGCTACCTTCGGCATCCCCTATGATGTCGACGTTCAGACGTTGCCGGTCATGTTCAGCGGCGGTTCCGGCTCCAATGCCGCCCGCAAGCAGCAGCTTGGCGAATTGGTGATGCATCTGAAGGACAGTCGGAACGTGCTGGCGGGGGCCGGCAAGGAGAACGGTGAGCAGCCAGCTCAACTGTTCGAGATCAAGTCGCGCGGGGACGAGCCATGGGGCACGGTCGACACGTTGAAGAATGGCAAATATTTGATGGACTCCCCCAATGTCGTGAGCGGCCAGGTGTCTGTTTATGTAAAACAGACCGACCCTCTGCCACTCACCCTGCTCGGTATCTATCTCGACCCTGTTGTCGGGGGATGAAGGTCGAAGTCGTACCGGCCCACGCTACCCACATCGGCCCGATCGCAACCCGGATGCGGGACATCGACCGGATCGAGTGCGAGGCGATGGGGCACAGCTCGAAACAGGCGCTTCGCCAAGGCTTCATGCTGTCGGATCGCTGCTGGACAGCGCTCGTCGATGGTCGCCCCGAAGCCATGTTCGGGTCTGTCACAGTCTCTGCTCTCGATCGGCGCGCGACGGTATGGTTTCTCGGCACCGACGAGGTTTACCGGCACGGCCGCCTGCTGCTGGCGTGGGGGCCGGCCCTTCTCCGCAGGGCGGTCGATTCAAGGTGGCGGGCCTCTAACCTAGTTTCCAGCGCGAACGGGAAGGCGATCAGGCTCTTGCGCGCCTGGGGCTTCACCGTCGAGCCCGAGGAGCAATTGGTGAACGGCGTTCCCTTCCGTCATTTCTGGATGATCCGCGATGGCGCTTAGTCGTGCGGAAATCTCGCGTCGCTACCGCGAGCGCAACCTAGAGAAGGTGCGTGAGCGTGAGCGCGCCTATGACGCTAAGCGCGACCATGCAAAACGCTCTAAGGCTTGGCGTGGAGCTGACCCGAGCAAGCGGCTCGCTTACAATGCGTCTCGACTGGAGCAGCATTCGCGGCAGGAGGCCAAGCGCAAAGCGGCGATCGCGGTGGCTACCCCATCTTGGGCAGAAATCGACGATATCGCTGGCATGTATGTGAAGGCCAGAGCGACGGGCATGGAAGTCGATCACATCGTGCCTATCCTTTCACCACTCGTCTGCGGCCTCCATTGCATGGCGAACCTTCGGATCGTTTCGGAGCGGGAGAACAAGTCCAAAGGCAATCGCCATTGGCCCTGCATGTTCGAGGAGGCGAGCCATTTGTGATCCCTTAACTTTGACCATCGCCGCGACCGCCGTAGCAACTGCTGGCGCAGGCTTCCAGGCGCTTCAGGCCAACGCGCAGAACACATATCAGGCCCGAGTAGCCGACCAGAACGCCAAGCTCTCTGCGGAGGCGGCCAATCAGGAGAAGCAGAACGCAGCGGACGCGGCGCTTCAGCATTATCGCAAGGTCGCCCAGCTGAAAGGGCAGCAGCGCGCAGCAATGGCAGCAAGCGGGCTCGACGTGAATTTCGGCAACGCCGCCGACCTGACTGCTGACACGAATATGCTGGCCCGCGAGGACGCTGCGCGCATCAACCAGCAGGGCGGTCAGAACATCCGCACCTATGACATCGAGGGGGCGAATTATCGGGCCAAGGCCGCTGCTTCGCGCCAGGCTGCAACTGGCGCGCTGATCGGCGGTGCTTTTGAGATGGGGTCCACCGCGCTCGGCGGCGCGACGCAGTACAGCAAGATGAAGTCGAAAGGGTTCGGCTGATGCCCCGGATACAGACCTATGGCGCGCCCGCCGTGGGCCCGGTCCGCACGACCGAGGCTCGCTTTCAGGCGGCTGATAACAATGGCGGCGCGGCGGGCGCTATCGGCCGAGGCATGGAACGCCTTGGCGGCGTGATCATGGATCGTGCGGTCGCGCAGGATCAGATCGAGGACTCATTGGCCCGCACCAATGCGGACAATCTCTATCTGACCGCCAGTACCGCCGCCTCGACGGCCCTGTCGGATTTCAAAACGAAGGCCGGAAAGCTGGCGCTCGATGCGCGGCCCACGGTCGACAAGGCGCTGGAAGACGCAATCAGTGGCGCCCTGTCGCAGGCCGACCCGCGCACGAAGCGCTATCTGGCACCCCAGCTTGGCCGCCTGCGCGCTGCGGCCAGCAATGACGCGGCATCCTATGCCGTTGGCCAGGCTAAGGTCTATGAGCGCGAGACCGGCCTAGCGAAGCTCGGCAACTTCATCGAAAACGCCGTTGCCTCGGATGACCCGCAACAGCGCGCCGAGTTTATCGACCAGGTGAAGGCACAGGCCCGTACCAATGCGGAGCTTGCTGGCCTCGGTGACCCCGAGATTATTGCCAACGAGGAGCGCAAGGCGGTGTCGGGCGCGCACAGCGCTATCGTCAATCGCTATCTGGCGGCCAAGGACATCGACATGGCGGACGCCTATTTGCAGGCGCATGGCGATGAAATGAGCGCAGGCGACCGCACATCGGCAACCGCCTCTCTTGCTGCCCCGCTGCAAAAGCGCTGGGCCGATAGTCAGGTCAACGCCATCATGGCCCTTCCGGCTATCGAGGAGCCGGGGAAGGCTTCTCCCGGCGGCAAGTCTGCGCCGGTTGCGAATGGCGGCGACGTCATCAAGGCTCTGTTTCCCGGCGCCAACGTCACGTCCAACTATCGGCCCGCGGATCATCCGTTGTCCAAGGCAAACCCTTCGTCCTGGCACACCCGCAGCCATGCCGCCGTCGATGTGAAGCCCATCCCCGGCATGACGTTTGACCAATATGTCAAGGAGGTCGAGGGTGCAGGCTATCAGGTGATCGAGGCGCTGAACGAGGTTGGTGCGGGCCGGTCCAAGCACGCGACCGGCGATCACTGGCATATCGTTCTGGGCAAGGGCGGCGGTGGCGGGCCTGCTCCTGCTGCGCGCCGCTGGGATCTCCAGGACGTGACGACGCGCATCTATGCCGCCGCCGAAAAGAACGGCTGGACGCCGGAGCAGCGCGACGCCGTGATGGATGCGGCCAAGGATCGGGTCAGCTTCGACGAGCAGCTGAAGAAGCGCGACGAGGACAGCGCCGACCGTGCGGCCTCGGAATGGGTGCTGAAGCAGGGCGCAGGCTTCACCGACATTTCCCAGATGCCTGCCAGCATCCGTAACGGTCTGTCGCCTGACGCCGCGCGCAGCTATATCGGCGTCGCCAAGAGCAACAGCAAACCGGCCGACGCGGTCGCCAACGGGTCCACCGCGACCACGCTGGAACTGATGCGCATCATGGAGCCGGAGAAATTCGCCGCCACGCCGCTTGGTAAATTCGCAGGCCAGGTCACGCGCGCGGAAATGCAGGGGCTGCTGGTCGAGCAGGCCAAGATCATCAAGGGCGATCCCGACAAGTCGATCAGGAGCAAAGTTGCATCGACCATCTCCACCTTCGGCGTTGAGGACGGGTTGACCGGAAACAAGGATGATGTGCGCCGCAAGCGCGTCGCCGTGCAGAAGACCATGGAGGCCGAATTGCAGGCGGTAACCGGCAGGAAACGGAACCCGACTGACGACGAACTTTACAAGGCCTATCAGTCTGCGACCCGCGACGTGACATTCACGGTCAACACCAGCTTCGCCGGCATCCCGACCGGGCAGGCGCAGCGCACGAAGCCCCGCTATGAACTGGAGGCGCGAGACGTGCCCGACAATATCCGCCAGCGCATCGTGGCCGGGTGGCAGAAAACCTATGGGACCGCGCCGAACGACGAGCAGATCGGCACCGCCTATCGCAATGGTAAAGGGCGTTTCTGGTAATGGCGACCGATCCTTATAAGTATCTGGACGCCATGCGCAGCCGGTCGACGCAGCCGGCGCAGACCGGGGATGATCCCTTCGAGGCCGAGCTTCAGCAGCAGCGCGACGACGAACTGGCCTATCGCATCAAGGTTGCCAAGCCCGATGAGGCGGCCCGCGTCCGTCCGATCGCGGAGGCGCGTGGCCTGCCGCCGTCCGCCGTCGCCAGCAATCTCCCCGCCTTCGAAGCAGAGGCCCGCGCCACGCGCGCCAAGGCGATCATGCAGCAATATCCGGCGATCGGGAAATGGTCGGCCAAGCCCGGCAATGCGACCATCGCGGCGGACGATTACGACAATCTCGGCCTGTTCGGCAAAGCCTTCTATGGCGTGAAGAATTTCGGTTCCTACCTGCTGTCGTCGGTCCCGGAATTTACGTCCGGCATCTGGGGCGCGCTGGGCGGCATCGCCGAGAATATGGACACGCTGACCCCGCAGGCGGACGCGGAGAAGCGTGCAGGTATTCGCACCCTGCCCGGTCTGATCGCTGATTTTGCCAATGCCCGACAGGTCGAAGGCCAGGGCATGGCAAAGAACCTGCAACCGCAGGTCGACAACTGGCTGGCGCGCAACTTGCTCCAGGGCGTTTCGTCGACCGGCTCGACGGCGGCGGCTGTGGGTGTCGGTATAGTCGCCGGGCCAGCGGCCGGCGCTGGCGTCATGGGCGCTTCGGTCGGCGGCAATGAATATGCGAAGGCGAGGGCCAAGGGTCTGACGCCCGACCGCGCAGCGATATACGGCATTTCTCAGGGCCTGATCGAAACAGCAACCGAGCATGTGCCGGTTTCGCGCCTGGTCGGCGATCTCGCGGCGAAGTCCCCGCTCGGCAAAACGCTGATGCGCCAGTTGACCGCAGAGATTCCGCAGGAGCAGGTCGCCACCTTCCTCCAGGACCTGAACGAGTGGGCGGCGCTCAACCCGGACAAGCCCTTCTCGTCCTTCCTTGCTGACCGTCCCCGCGCCGCGCTGGAAACGCTGGTCGCCACGGTGGGCGGTGTCGGTACGACCGTCGGCGTCACTAAAGCGGCTGAGCGCACGACACGCATCGCGGCCGACATGATGGATAAACGGCAGGAGGCGGCCCGCGCCCGCGCCAATAGCGCCTTCCTCGATCAGGTCGCGGACGCCACGGGCAAGGCCAAGACGACGGGTCGCGCGCCCGATGCCGTCGCCGATCTCGTCCAGCAGCTCGGCGATGACACTGGAACCGACCGGGTATTCATTCCCTCCGATGCCCTGCGCGCCTATGAGCAGAGCGATGGCTATTCCGGCGAGTTCGACAGCTTCCGCGATGCCGTGGACGAAGCCTATGCCACCGGCGGCGATCTCGTCCTGCCGATCGGTGAAGTCACGAAGCTGGCGGCGACGCCGGCATGGGGCGCTCTAAAGGACAATATGCGGCTGTCCCCCGGCGGCATGTCGGTGAATGAGGCGCAGACGTTCGAGGATTCCATGGCCGACGTCATGGATCAGCTATCCGAGCAGGCGGCGCAGGAACGGGAGGCGGAGCGCGCTGCTCTGGAGCCGCGCCAGCGGCTTCAACAGTCGATCGCCGACAAGCTGATGAATGGCGGCTTCACGCCCACGACAGCCATGCAGCAGGCCGAACTCCTGACCCAGCGCGAAGCGACGCGGGCGGCGCGCATGGGCCGGGAATTGACGGGTCAGGAGTTCGATCCGGTGGAAGTCCGCCAGATCCTTCCCCCTGCTCTCGCCCAGATCCAGGCCGCCGATTCGACGGATATCCTGATCGAGACCATGAAGGGCGGGAAGGATGCGCGCACCGCGGCCGGTCCTTCGCTGATGGACTTCATCTCCAGGGGTGGCGGTATTGTCGATACCGGCGGCGATCTTCGTGCCATGGGTGCGGATCAGTGGCATCGTGGCAAGCCCGGCAAGCGCAAGCTCGTCCGCGATCAGGGCGAACTGCTGGACGAAGGCGGCCTTGGACAGAATGAATATGGGGCCGATGCCTGGGCGCATCGGGCATGGGAGGCGGGGTATTTCCCGGAATTTGGGCAGGAGCGCCCGACCGCGAACGACCTGCTGGACGCCGTGTCCGAAGGCGTTTCCGGGCGTGATCGCTTCCTGACGGCGAAGGAAAAGACCCTGCGCGATGCGGCGCAGGAATTGCGCGGCATGCTGGAGAATCGGGGCATCGATCCCGACCAGGCCAGCCGCAAGGAGATCAAGGACGCGATTGCTGCCTATCAGCAGGAGGCGGAGGGCAACGGCTTCTATCAATCGGGCGTGTTTTCCGATGGCGTCCGCGATTGGGTGGCGTCGAACTTCCCGGACGTGAAGCTCGACATCTCGGACAATGGCTCGACCGCGACGATCAGCCGGATAGAGGTTCCCGCCGCACAGCGTAACGTCGGCGTCGGCACCGAGATCATGCAGGAGATTGCGCGGGCGGCCGACAGTGCTGGGATGCGCCTTGCGCTCACGCCCAGCAACGCTTTCGGCGGCAACGTCGCTCGGCTCAAGCGTTTCTACAAGGCGCTTGGCTTCTCCGAAAATAAAGGCAAGGGGCGGAGCTTCACGACTTCCGAAACCATGGTTCGCAATCCTCCCGGCAAGGTTTACGACCAGGCATATAATGACGGCCCGCGCGGCCGCATCGTGTTCCCCTCCGCTGGCTTCGGCACTGGCCCCAGCGTGATCGAGCTATTCCAGTCCCGCGACCAGTCGACCTTCCTGCATGAGACCGGCCACCTCTGGCTGGAACAGTTGCGCGCCGACGCGCTGGAGGAGGGGGCGCCTGATCAGTTGAGGGCGGACTGGCAGGCGGTGCAGGACTGGTTCGCCGCCAATGGCCACCCGCTAGCCGATGGCGCGATCCCGACTGATGCCCATGAGCTATGGGCGCGTGGCGTCGAGCGCTATCTGATGGAGGGCAAAGCCCCTACCCCGCTGCTGCGCAAGGCGCTGGAGCAGTTCAAGGCGTGGCTGGTTGCCATCTACCGCACCGTCGACCGGCTGAAGGCACCCATCACGCCCGAGATCCGTGGCGTGATGGACCGCCTCATCGCCACCGACGAGGAAATCGAACAGGCCCGCCAGATCCAGAACATCGAGGCGCTGTTTGCTGAAAAACCCGCGACCATGACGGACGAGGAGTTCGCCGCCTATCAGGCGTCAACCGAAGCGTCTCGGGGCGAGGCCCACGACGCACTGCTCTCCAAGGTCATGAACGCGGTGAAGCGCCGGGTGACAAAGGAATATAATGATCGCAGGGCTACGATCGAGGCGGACGTTTCCGCGAAGATCGATGCCAGGCCCGAATTCCGGGCACTGCGCCAGGCGCGCGAAACCCCGCTAGATAGCCAGTGGATCAGGGATGCGCTCGGCGAAGACGCGCCCGGCATGTTGCCCAAGAATGTCCCGCCGATCCATCGCGAGAACGGCGCGAATCCAGATGAGGTGGCCGAACTGTCCGGCTTCACATCCGGCGACGAGATGGTCCGTGCCCTGATGGGCGTGGAGACCGCGCGCCGGCAATTGAGGGAAGGAGGTGATCAGCGGTCGGTGCGCAAGGCACTGATAGACCAGGAAGTCGATGCGCTCATGATGGAGCGCTACGGCGATCCGTTTACCGATGGCTCGATCGAGGAGGAAGCGCTGGCAATCATCCATAACGACCAACAGGGCGAGGTCATTGCCGCCGAAATGCGTGTCCTGGCGCGCTCTACAGGCCAGCGCGCTACGCCTTATCGCATTGCGAAGGATTGGGCGGCGCGGTCAGTAAGGTCGGGCCGTGTCGCCGATGTCGCGTCCCGGTCCATGATCCAGCGCTACCAGCGCGCCGCGGCGAAGGCGGGCAAGGCCGCGATGGATGCGGTGATAGCCGGGGACAATGCTGAAGCGTTCCGCCAGAAACAGGCACAGATGCTGAACAATGCGCTGGTGTCGGAGGCGAAACGCGCGGCGGACGAGATCGAGGCGGCGGTGAAGCGAATGGACAAGGTCGCCAGCCGCCGTACCATGGAAACGGTCGACCAGGATTATCTCGAACGCGCGCAAGGTTTGCTGGAGCAGGTCGACCTGAAGCAGCGGTCGCAGCGGTTCCTTGACAGGCAGGAGAGTTTCGAGGCGTGGGCGCGGGAACAGGAGGAAGCCGGGCGCGACATGATTGTGCCGCCGTCCTTCGCCGCGACCCTCGGCACGACCAACTGGAGCCGTCTCACCGTCGACCAGCTGCTCGGGCTCGATGCCGCCGTGAAGCAGATCATGCACCTCGGCCGGCTGAAGCAGAAACTGATCGATGCCAAGGAGGAGCGGGATTACGAGGCCGTCGTCGGGGAAGCGCTGGCCGCTGCCGGCGGCCTGCCGCAGAAGCCCAGCAACGCCTCATTCGATGAGCCGGGCTGGTTCGACCGGGCCAAGTCCTTTGTTCTCGGCATCGATGCTGCGATGCTGAAGATGGAAACCGTGTTCGACTGGCTGGATCAGGGGCCGAACGGCGTGTTCAATCGTGTCGTCTTCCAGCGATTTGTCGACGCCCAGGAGCAGCGTCGTCTCCGCACCGCGGATATGATGCGCCAGCTCGAAGCGGCGCGCATGGAGATCCCCGGGGCGATCCGCAAGCGCTGGGGCCAGAAGGTCACGCTGACCATGATCGATCCCGACACCGGCCGTCCGGCGGTGATGACGCGCGACAAGTTGATCGCCATGGCACTGAACGTCGGCAACGAGGGTAACATGCGCAAGCTCGCTGGCGGCTATCGCTGGAACGAAGCCGCGATCATGGACGCGCTCAATGCGGAACTGGCGCCGCAGGAATGGCAATTCGTCCAGAAGACCTGGGACATCATCGATACGCTCTGGCCGGACATCGCGACGCTGGAGCGGCGCGTCAATGGCGTCGAGCCTGACAAGGTCGAAGCCCGGCCAGTGATGACCAGCGCGGGCGAGCTGCGCGGCGGCTATTATCCCGTCGTCTATGATCCGACCCGCTCGCTCGATACCGAACGGCAGAACGCGGTCAGCGGCGACAAGCTGTTCGAGAGCGCTTATCGCCGGGCCAACACCCGCGCCGGTTCAACGAACGAACGAACGACCGTTGAACGGCCGGTGCTGCTCTCGTTGGCCGTCATCTCCCGTCATGTCGCCGAGGTGATCCACGATATCACGCACCGCGAGGCCGTCATCGATTCGCACCGCTTCCTCAATGACAAGCGGGTCATCACCGCTGTCCGCGACACGTTGGGCGAGCATATCCAGAAGCAATTCAATCCCTGGCTCCAGCACATCGCCAACGAGTTCGCCTATGATGCGCAGGGCATGGGGTCGGTCGAAAAGCTGGTGAAGGGACTGCGGACCAACGCCACCTTCGTCGGCATGGGTTATCGGGCTTCGACGACACTGATGCAGCTGGCAGGCGTGTTCAATACAGCGGAACGGATCGGAACGCGCTGGGCGGCTGAAGGCATGTATCGCTTCGCTAGGTCGCCAGTCGAGACGATGCGCTTCGTCATGGAGAACAGCCAGGAGGTGGCCGCCCGGTCTGAAACCCTCGATCGGGACATCCGCGATGCGGTACAGCGGGAACAGTCGAAGCTCGGCGCGCTGTCCGACGTCAAGCGGTTCGGCTTCTACATGATCGGCATGATGGATCGCGTCGTGTCGACGGCGGGCTGGATCGGCGCCTATAACAAGGGGCTGAGCGAAGGCATGTCCGACCGCGACGCCATCGCCTTTGCCGACAAGGCCGTGCGGGAATCGCAGGGCGCCGGTGCGGCCAAGGATCTCGCCGCCATCCAGCGCGGTAAAGGCGCGGCGGGCGAAGCGGGCAAGCTGCTGACCATGTTCTACAGCTATATGAGCGCCTTCTATCAGCGCCAGCGCACACTGAACCGCGATTACGGCAAGGCTATCCGTACCGGGTCCGTCCAAGATTTCCCCGGCCTGCTGGCGCGCACGGCTATGCTCTACCTGATCCCAACCATTGCCTCGGAACTGATTGCTGGACGCGGTCCCGGCGATGATGACGACTGGGCAGACTGGATCATGCAGAAGGTCGGTCTGGCCGCTCTCGGTCCCATCCCCGTCGTGCGTGACGTCGCGGGCGGAATCGCGTCAGGCTTCGGCTACAATTTCACCCCGGCGGCAGGCGTCGGCACTTCGATCGTTAATGCCACCAAGGACATCAAGCGCCTGGTCGATGGTGAAGAGACGAAGCGGGCAACGCGCAATGTGCTGGAGATGGCGGGCTATCTCGGGGCGCCGGTCACGGGCCAGATGGCCGCGTCGGCTCAGTTTCTCGTCGATGTGGGTGCCGGCGACCAGCACCCCGAGAGCTTCGGCGATTGGTGGGAAGGAATCACGACCGGAAAGGTCAAGAAGGATTAGGGCTTCAGCTGCTTCGCAATAGGTGCACAGCCATAATCGTTGCCATAGACGCTGGCCTTCTTCACCAGGCCATCTGGCCCGGTCGCAACGTTGTAGGTGCAGCTCGGACCATCGGGCTGGTCTGTCCCCCAATAATAGACGGTGTCCGCTCCGAATGTTTCCTTTCGGTCGGGGTATCCGATCCTGTCGAAGATGTTGCTGACGGGTTGGCCGATCATGGCGTTCAATCGCTCATGTAGCTTGCTCGGTCCGCACATCATCAGGCACTTCGCCACGGCTGGCTGCACGATCAGCATAGCAACGGTTACGGATGCGAGCGCAATAGCCCGTCGATTCAAGCCCTTTATCATGCGGCCTAATTACTTGCCGACGATCCCGGAGGCAAGAGAATGGCTGTTTCATCGACCGACACCTATTCGGGGCCGTACGTGGCCAACGGGGTCACGGTCGCATTCCCCTTCACTTTCAAGGCCATCTCGGTCGATGATGTCGCGGTCTTAATCCGCCCGACCTCCGGCTCTGACCATCTCGTCGACCCGTCAGCGTACAACGTCACTCTCGCGTCAGAGGGAGGCACTGTCACCTTCGAAGCTGCTCCAGCATCCGGCGACGTCTATGTCGTGTCGGAGCCGTCATTCCTTCAAAGCGTCATTTTCGCGTCCGGCCAAGCATTCCTTCCCGGTGTGGTGAACGAGGTCAACGACCGGGATGTCGTGCGCGCGCTCTATTTGAAGCGGGAGATCGATCGTGCGCCGAAGACGCCATTGGGGGGTGGCGCGCTCGGGCTGTATCCGGTGGTCATGCCGGACGGTAGCTGGGGATTTTCAGGCGGCACCGGCGCAGACGACGGTCTTCGCGGCGATCTGGCTTCCGGATCAGGCCTCAACCTCCTTGGCGACGGCACAGATATTGTACTCGGCTCTGCGACGCCTAAGGAAGATGTGCCGCAGGGCAACCCATACGCACCTACCTTTACCAAGCTGTCCGCAAAGCTGTTTGGTGACGACGAAGTTCTGGACGGTTCTCGCGGCTTCACCTTCATGGCGGGGGTGGACAATAAAGGGCAGGCTGGCACCGACAATGTCGATGACATGGCTGCGGGTTATTTCGGCGCGGAGGGCACGGCCTACACCTCGGGTGATGCGAACACGGTGCGCAAGCCCATCTGGGCGATCAACACCGTCACCTTCCTGCACTCCGGTTCTGGCACCTATAACGCGCGCGGCATCGAAACGGATTTTGTTAATTCGTTACGCAATATCGGCTCAGGTGACGGCGCAGGCTACACCAGTGAAGTCGCGGCGGTTGGCATAGAGATATTCCACAGCGGGCCTTATCAGTCCACCGCAGGCATGCTTGTGAATGTAGGCTCAGACGGTTCTGTGCCATTCTATCGCGCCTACGCGGTCGCTCCTGGCGCTGCGTCACAGGCGGCATTCGCCGACTATTCAGATGCGGCCTACAGTTATGATAGCCGTGGGTCGCACGCTTATGGCCTGCATTTCGTCGGAACCTATAGCTACAACGTGCTGAATGGCCCCCTGCGCGTGGGCGATACATCCAACCCTGAAGCCGGCATTCAGTTGGATGTAGGTGGTTCTGGCAATGCCAAGGTGCGCGGCTTTCTGAACGTTGTTGGCGCGACAAATCTCGAAGGTGCGCTTGGCGTCAAGCTAGACGGCACACTTAAAGCCGTCAGCGTCGGCGCAGCGGACAGCGGCGGTTCGGGCTACAAAGTCCTGCGGGTGGCAAACTAATGGCTGGCCTCATCAACACCGCCCCTGGCTACATGGCGCAGATGGTCGGCCAACTCATGATCGAGAAGGCGGAACTGCTGGGCCGTATCGATAAGCTGGAAGCGGAGATCGAGCAGTTGAAGGCACCCAAGCCTGAGTCAGAACCGGCAATGGCTGGCGACGATCTGCACCGATGAGCAATCACAACACAACGGCGAAAACGCCAAGGGTCGGGGCAACCAGCGAGACTTCAACATGAACGCGGGGGCGCGAAGAAGTGACGGCTGAAATGTGGACCACGTTCGGCCAGTTTGGGCCGCTCGGGCTGATGATTGCATATCTGGTTTGGCGTGAGACGCGGATGACCGATGCGAGGCAGCAGAATGAAAAGGAGCGCACCGAAAGCGATCGGGCGCTGGCGGCTGCTCTGTCTGCCTTAACCGTCACGATCCAGCACCTTGAGCAGAGGATCGGAAAATGACGGCGGCCCCGACGCAGCAGGAGAGGATTGACGCGATCAGGGCTGTCCGCCTGGCAGCGCATGAGCTGGCGAATGTTTGCGCGGCGATCGTGGGTGGGACGCAGATGGCAGTGTCCCTGCCCACGGTAGAAACGCTTGGCGAGCCTGTGGACGCCGTTAAGCCGGAAGGGAAGCCTCAATGAACATCGACAATCTCATTGACGAGGTGATCCGCCGCGAGGGCGGCTATAGCAACCACCCAGCAGATCGGGGCGGCCCGACGAACTTCGGCATTACCGAACAGGTTGCCCGCGCCTATGGCTACAAGGGCGACATGAAGTCCCTGCCCCGCGCTACGGCTGTGGAGATATACCGGAAGCGCTACTGGACAGGGCCCAAGCTCGACCAGCTAGCGGCCATCTTCCCCGAGGTCGGGCATGAGATATTCGACACCGGAGTGAATATGGGGCCAGCCACCGCCGTTCGGTTCGTCCAGCGCGTGCTGAACGTCTGCAATCGTGGCGCGGTGGATTACCCCGACATCACGGCTGACGGCCAAGTGGGGCCCATGACCATCGCGGCCGCCAAGGCGCTGAAGGAGAAACGCGGGCCCAAGACCGGCGAGGTAGTGCGAGCGGCGATCGATGGCCTTCAGGCCTGCCGCTACGTCGAGATCGCGGAGGCGAATAAGAGCCAGGAATCATTTGCTTGGGGGTGGCTGGCTAATCGGGTTGGCGTACTATGAACCGGGACCGCTGCCACTTCACTGGCCTAATCGCCTTCCTCTCCGTTCTGGTCGCCATCGTCCTGCTGTCCAAGATCGGGGGGAATGGCGCGGACCTTGCCATCATGACCGCGCTGGTTTCGGTGTTGGGTATGCTCGCGCCTGGCCTCGTTCCATCGCGCGGCAACGAGCGGACGCCACAGAAGGTCGAAGTGGCGAACGCGGCCGACAATCCTGTGCCAGTGGAGCCGAAATAATGCCGCTCGTCATCACCCTTGCCTTCCTGTTCAGCCTGCGTGGCGTGAGGGTCAACCCATGAACCTGCGCAAATTCCTCACCAGCGGCTTTCTGGCCCACTGGAGGCTGATAGCCGCCGCAATCCTGCTGGCCCTGCTCGGCGTCCAGGCATTGCGCGTGGCGGGGCTAGAATCGTCCCTGAACGCAGAACGAGCCGGTAGGAAAGCCGACCACCTATCTTACGAAAATGCGCAGGCCCAAGCCGCTGTTGATGCATACGCCGCCAAGATCCGGAAGGAAACCGAAGATGCGAAGAAAGCCGATGCCGCTGATAGCCGCGCTGATGACCTTGCTGCCCGTTATCGCGCTCTCAGCCTGCAATACGCCAGCGCTCAACGTGCGGCCGGTAAGCCCGATCTGTCCGGCCCCGCCAAGGCCTCCCAAGGCCCTGACAGCACCAGTGGAGCGCCCGTCATTCCTCTCGGAAGCATCCTGATTCCGGAAGCGGATGCGGTGATCTGCGCGACCAATCAGGGCAGGCTAGAGGTTGCCCACGAATGGGCGCTTGGTATAGGTGGGTGACGCGGCTTCCCGTTCCGGCTAGACGGGGAATTAAGCGAGCGCCCTTGGCACCGCGTCTCAGCCCTTATACCCTATCCACCGCTTGGGGTGAATCCCCTTTCATGGCCGCTCTTACGCTTAGTAAGGCATTGCGGCGCATGACGGCATTCTCCCATGTCGCGCCGCGATTGCCAATCCTATCCAGTTCGTTCATGATCGCTTCTTCGATCGTGATGGCCTGATCGATTTCGTAATCAGTCATGCTTTACCTCATGTTCCCCGGATGCGATGGCGTCGGCGTTTCTCGCCTCTATTTTCCACCGTTTAACATGCTGGTTTCCATCGGTGTGCGGGAAGCATTTATCACTATCAAGGGCCAAGCAGACCTTATTCGAGCAGCCCGCTACCAGGCAATCCGGCCATGCATCATATTCCTCCTCACTCACCCGCGCCTCCATCGGCTTTACGTATTGCAATCCTCTGGTCTGCCATCAACTGCTGGTACATGACTGGGTGCATGATCAGCCTGTCGCCAACGCGATAGATGGCAGGCACCTTGCGAAACTCGCCGCCGAACCGCTTGACCAGCTTCTTGCGGATGCGCTGGCTCCGGTGGCGCGATGCCGGGAACAGGCGAACGTCGCTGTCCTTCAGTGCTACATCGCTCACGATGATTTCGACGCCGCTATACATGATCTACCTCTCCATCATCCGGGGTAAGGGCTGGGTTCCAATGCGTAGGCGGATTCCGGCCCGTTTTGTTGCTGCGAAATGAGGCGCTTTTGGTTGACAGCGATAAGCTATCTATTTGATTCAACATGGCCCTAAAATGGGCCGGTTGACGATCAAATACGCAGATTTGCGTGGTTGTGTGAAGCTTGGGAAGCTTCTGCTCTGCCATTGAGCTACACCCGCCCGGGTGGAACGCGGCTTAGCCTTTGATCCTGGTGCCGTCAACGCGATCACGGCGGAGAGTTTCAGAGATCGGCATAGGGTGCCTCGGCATCGCGGGCCGGTATGGCGCCGCGGCGGCCGATATTCCAGCCGGCCAGACGATGCCCGGCGATCGCCGCTTCGCCGGGGGTGCGGCCGGCGAGACGGGCGTGGAGATAGCCGCCGTTGAACGCGTCGCCCGCGCCGCTCGAATCGACGACGCTCAGCTTTGCCGGAGGAGCAACGATCCGCCCGTCCACCAGGCATCCCTCCGCGCCGAGCTTCACAACGACCTCCCGGCCTTCATCCGCGCCCCAGCGGCGGGCGGCGTCCCCGGCATCGTCGACTTCGCCCATCTCCACTTCGTCAGCGAGGGTCGGCAGGCCCATGTCGCTGACGGCGATCGCCCGGTCCCGCCATCGCCGGGCCGTGTCCGCTTCGGGCCAGAGCCGGGCGCGATAATTGCCGTCGAACGCCACCTTGCCGCCATTGGCGCGGACCGTGCCGCACAGGCCAAGCAGCTTCTCGCGCGCCTCTTCGGGCAATATGGCCAGGGTGATCAGCGAGAAATACAGCAGTTTCGACCGGGCCGCCTGTTCCATCATGGCGGCGCTTCCCGGCAGGTCGAACATGCGCCTAGCGGCCGCCTCTCCCCGCCAATAGTGAAAGCTGCGTTCGCCCTGCGCATCGGTTTCTATGGCATAGAGGCCGGGTAGCCTTCCCTCCGCCGCGAGCAGCAGGGACGTGCCGACCCCCTCCCCCTCCCATGCGGCGCGCAGTTCCGCGCTCATGGGATCGGCGCCGATCGCGCTGGCGAAGCGCACCTGGTCGCCGCAGCGGGCCAGATGGATCGCGGTATTGATGACGTCGCCGCCATAACGCAAATTCCAGCCACCGTCCGGGCCGCCCTCCCCCGAAGCGCGGCTCAACTCCAGCATCGCTTCGCCGACGACGGTTACCCCTTCGGTCATGCCCAT